TTAGAAGAACAAAAATATGAATATGCCTAGTATGAAAGCAAGTGAATTAAGGATTGGCAACTTAGTAGATTTAGGTAACAGAATTGCTAAAGTTACTGAAATTAACCATTTAGCATGTGTAGTAGTTGATTTAGAAGAAACTCAAGACACTATAGAAGATTATGAACGTGTAAAAGGAATTATATTAACTGAAGAATGGTTGTTGAGGTTTGGATTTGAGAAAAATGATAACAATCAATTTATTTTAATGGAAGGTAGTGTTGATATACTTTTTAATAAAGATTTAAATGGTTGGACTTGTGACGGAATTAATTTTTCAATCAATATGACTGAACACGTTCACCACCTTCAAAATCTATATTTTGCACTTACAGGAGAAGAACTAGTAGTAAAAGAGTAATATAAAAAGGTATACTTTGGTATACCCCTTTAATATTTATAATAAAATGAAAAAGTCTATAATCATCAAAGAAGAAATCCATACACAATTAAAAAAATATTGTGACGACAATGGGTTAAAACTTCAAAAATTTGTAGAAAATTTAATTTTAAAAAATATTAAAGATGAAAAACCAACAGATAAATGATGTTACTTTCATATACTATTTACACAAAGGAGATAATATTCCCTTTTATATAGGAAAAACAATAAACCCAAATTCAAGAAAATTAGAACATGGGTATAAAGGTAAATGGGGATGTAAACCTGAATTTTTTATTATAGATGAAGTCCCTACAAATGAATGGAAATTTTGGGAAAAATATTGGATATCTCAATTCAAACAATGGGGTTTTAAATTGGAAAATAAAAACAATGGTGGTGGAGGTCCTGTTTTTAAAACTAAAGAAAGCTTAAAAAAACAATCCCAATCGTTAATGGGTCATGTTATAAGTGAAGAAACTAAACAAAAAATGAGAAAAAGTGCTTTAGGTAGACATCATACACCTAAACAAAGTAAGACTTTATCAAACAGTTTAAAACAATACTATTCTAAAAACAAAGGTTCTTTTTATGGTAAAAAACACACCCAAACAACCAAAGATAAAATATCTAAACCTGTATTAGCTTTTGATGAAAATAACATATTAGTAGGAGAATATCCTTCTTTGAAAGATGCTGGTATAGCCCATAATATTCATAGTGGTAACATTATTCGTTCTATGAAAAGAAAAGGAAAATGTCGAGGTTTATTTTGGAGTTATAAAAAATAGTTATTACATTTATTACATGAAAAATAAAAATATGAAAAAAGTTCTTATAAGCCATGAAGTTCCCTTTTGTTTACTTGAACAAAGTAAAGAATTTAACGATTACCAATATGCGTTGGTTCATCTTTTAGAAGAAAATGAAGAATATAGAAAACATTTTATTCAATGTAGAGATGAAGGGATTCCCATTTATTTAGATAACAGCCTACATGAAAAGGGGTATGCGATTGGAGGAGATATTCTTCTTAAATGGATCAATATTCTTGAACCAGAATGTATCTTTGTACCTGACGTTTGGGAAGATTGTACAGCATCAGTTAGAAATGCAAAATTATGGGCTCAAGTTGAATTACCTGAAGGAGTTACAAAAGTAGCTGTAGTACAAGCAAAATCACTACATGAAGCGTATTTGTGTGTACAATCATATAAAGATTTTGGTTACAAGAAAATAGCATTTTCATACGGTGCACAATACTACCACGATTTAGCCCCACACCCAGATAAAGATTTTGGAAAAGCAATAGGACGTTTTATGGTACTTTCTCAAATGTGCGAAGACAAACTTTTATCCCCATCAGACAGAATACATTTGCTTGGAACTGCTTCACCTATTGAATTTGGTTTATATAAAAACATCAAATGTATAGAATCAATTGATACTTCAAATCCAATTATGGCGGGAATTGAAAAAAGAATGTACTATAGTTTAGGCATATCTCCTAAACCAGTAGCCAATATGAACAAATACCAAGATGTAAGTGAGGATTTTATTGAACCTGAACTTATAGAATATAATGTTCGAAAATTTCGTGAAATAAATGGACTCTAATTTGGAGTCCATATCTAATTTTATTATATTTATACCAAATAAAAAGTTATGGAATATTTAAGTTTATATGATTACCTAGGAAAACCAGCAGGTGGACCACTAGGTAAAGAAGTTTATGAAGCCGCTAGAACTCAAGGAGTTAAAGCTCAATCTCGAGAAGTATCAAACCCCAAATTTACAGGAAAAGTACTTTTATACCCTAAAGATTTTCTTGATTCTTATTTTAGAGAACCATATCCAATTCATATGGAAGATTTACCTAAAGGACATGATTGGACAGGAAATATTGATGATGACGATTTACCGTTTTAATCATGGACAAATTAACTAAACAAGAATTTGAAAAATATCGTGAGCTTTGGAAAGCAGAATGGTATAATCATTGGAGACTCTTGGATATTGACTTTGAGGCTTATATGCTAATGAGAGGTTTAACAAAAGAACAATTTAAAAAATTAAATAACGACGAATTATGGAAAGACATGTTGTAATTTCCCTATCTGGAGGAATGGATTCCAGTACATTGTTGCTTCGTTGCTTGAAAGAGTACGATACAGTAACAGCAATTTCATTTGATTATGGACAAAAGCATCGAGTTGAGCTTGAAAGAGCTAAATCGTTGGTAAATTATTTAAATAACAATGCTGATGAAACAAAATATAAATCTGAAGAAACAGAGGTCATTCTTCATCATTTCCCTAAAGTTACTTACCGCGTCATCAAATTAGACGGATTAACAGATTTACTCAACTCAGCTTTGGTAACAGGTGGAGATGAAGTACCTGAAGGGCATTATGCTGAAGAAAATATGAAAGCAACAGTTGTTCCAAACAGAAACAAAATATTTGCCTCTATTGTACAAGCAGTTGCACTTTCAATTGCAGATCAAACAGGTGAACAATGTGATATTGCTTTAGGAATACATGCAGGCGATCATGCAATTTACCCTGATTGTAGACAAGAATTTAGAGATGCAGATGATGCAGCATTTAGAATTGGAAATTGGGGATCTGAAAAAGTAGGTTATTTTACACCATATCTTAAAGGTGATAAATTTACTATTTTACAAGATGGAGAAATGTTATGTGAAGAACTAGATTTAAATTTTGATGAAGTATATTCAAGAACAAACACTTCATATAAACCAATCCATTGGGATTCAAATACCAAAACAGTTATAACAGATCCATCAGTATTAGGACGTTATTCTAATACAGAAAAAACATCAAAATGGTACTCTGACTACAAATCAGCATCGTCAGTTGAGCGAGTAGAGGCGTTTATTAAATTAGGTCGCCCTGATCCTGTTGGATACGCAGACCCAGAATTAGGCCCGGTATCTTGGGAATTTGTTGTAGAAAAAGTAACAAAGGTACTTGAAAGTCATGGAAAACAATAGTATATTAAACTGGGACTTACATCAAAAACTTATGAATAAAAGAAATGAAATTATAGTTTGTGTTGGAATAGGATTAAACATGTTTTTTCCAGAGTATATTACAATTCATATGGAAGAAGAATATGATCCAAGTATATCTAAACCACCAACATCGGCTAAAGAAATGTTCTTAGCTCACCCAATTCCAGATGTTGATAACATTACACCAATAGTTAAACTCACATCAGAACAACTTAAAGATTTAGGATTAAAAAATTAAAAAAATGGCAAAATATAATTCAACAAAATTATTTGATGGTTATTCAACATGTTTCCGCCAATGGCGAGCAGACGGAACTCATTGCAGATTTTTACACGGGTATGCTGTATCATTTAGAGTATGGTTTGAAGGTGAATTAGATCATAGAAATTGGGTATGGGATTTTGGTGGTATGAAACGTGCAAAAACATCAATTTCTGGTATGTCCCCAAAAGATTATTTTGCATTTTTATTAGATCATACTACGATCGTAGCACAAGATGACCCTTACCTAGAAAATTTTAAACAAATGGATAAAGATGGTATTATCCAACTTAGAATTTTACCTGCAACAGGATGTGAACGATTTGCAGAATACCTTTACCAAACAATAAATGATTTTTTACGAGAAGAAACCGAAGGTAGAGTAAAAGCTACTAAAGTAGAAGTTTACGAACATGAAAGAAACTCAGCTAGTTATGGACAATAGTTATTATACAACAACCACCACTTTTGGTGATATCAAATTTACTTATATTTTAACAAAATGAAAAAAATACTTTATTTCTCTGCCAGTTGGTGTCAGCCGTGCAAGAATTTCAAACCAATCATGGAACAAGTAAGCCGTGAATTACCTGTACAATTTGTTGATGTAGATGCAAGTCCTGATTTAGTTGCAGAATATGGTATAAGAAATGTACCAACAGTTATAGTAGTAAATAATGGGCAAGTTTCAAGTAAACAAGCCGGAGTTTTAACAGAATCACAAATAAAAGGTTTATGGAATCAAGCGTAAATAAACAATTTATATATTTTACAGCTGGTTGGTGTGGAGTTTGCAATAAATTAAAACCATTAATGACTAGACTATCTTCAGAATTTCCAATCAAATTTATTGATGTTGAAAAAGATGGAGAAGTTGCTGATATATTTGGTGTTGAATATATTCCATATTTAGCTCTTGTTAAAGATAATGAAGTTGTAGATAATATAGAAGGAGAATTTAATGAACAAAATTTAAGAGAGTTATGGAATCAAGCTTAGGAAGAATAGAAGATTATAATAAAACATTACCAATTGTAGAACTATACGTTTGTGTACAATCAGAAGGTAGCAGATTTGGTAGACCTACAGTTGCAGTAAGAACAACAGGTTGTACTCACAGATGTTATTTTGGAGAAGGTGGTTGGTGCGATTCATGGTATACTTCAATCCACCCAGAAAAAGGTACGTTTACTTTTAACGACATTATAAAAATATATGACGAGAATTCTCATATTAAAGAAATGATGTTAACAGGCGGTTCTCCAACTATGCATCCAAAATTAGTAAACGAATTAACCCATTTCGCTCATGAAAGAAACATCCTCATTACTATCGAAACTGAAGGATCCCACTTTTTACCAACTGATTATCCATTGGGTCTTGTTTCTCTCAGCCCTAAGTTTAGCAACAGTGTGCCCGTGGTGGGTACTACTACACCTCTTGGGAGTGTTGTAGACCAAAAAATGGTTAATCAACATAACAAGTTTAGAATGAACTTAATAGCAATAAGTGCAATGATCAATTTCCATACTGACTACCATTACAAACCAGTGTGGGATGGTACCGAATATAATCTAGAAGAAATTGAAGAATTTCGTGTGTTGTTAAATATCCCAAAAAACAAAACATATATCATGCCAGCAGGTGATACACGTGAAGAGTTAATTAAAATGTATCCACTTGTTTTTGAAATGTGTGCTGAAAAAGGATATAACATGACGGGACGTGACCACATCATAGCTTACGATACAAAAAGAGGTGTGTGATGGAAAAATTTTATGTTACGTGGGAAGAAATAGAAGAACTAGTTGATCTTTTATGTTCCCAAATAGTAAAATCAGGTTATCAAATTACAGATATTTATGGTTTACAAAGAGGAGGACTTATACCTGCTGTTTTAATTTCCCATAAACTTGGAATACCAATGACAAAAGGAACAATTTCACCTACTACCTTAATAGTAGATGATATTTGTGATAGTGGAGAAACATTTAAAAAAATATTCCAAACATATCAAACAGAATATTCTTTTCCATTTAATCTAAAATTTGCCTGTTTACATTTTAAACCCCATACTTCACATTTCCACCCAGATTTCTCAGCAAATAAATTTTTCTCAGATGATTGGATTGTTTATCCTTGGGAAAGAGAAGATTCAAAAACAATACAAGATTACAAACTTTAATTTGGATATTTAAGATATCCTTTGTACATTTATATAAAATAATTAGTTATATGTCTGAAAATACAAGAAAAAAACAACACACAGATTTAGAATGTGTACAAATAGGTTTTGCAAATGGAGTTGCACCTGGTTTTCCACTTACCGAACAAGAAAAATGGAAAATGGTAGATGAAGCAGAAGAAGCTTATGGTCAGTTTTTAACAGCATTAGGTGTAGATTGGAAAAACGATCCAAACTCCGCAGATACTCCACGCCGTGTAGCAAAAGCATATGTATTTGACTTATTTGCTGGAAGATATACAGCAATGTCCGATATTACTTCATTTCCAAGCGATGGATACGATGGCATCGTAATCGAAAGAAACATTCCGGTTACCTCAATGTGTTCACATCACCACCAAACAATTGGGGGAGTTGTACATATTGGATATGTTGTTGGAAATGAAGGTAGAGTAATTGGTTTATCTAAATTGAACCGTATAGTTGAGTTATTTGGTCGTAGAGGAGCAATCCAAGAACAATTAACATCTGCAATTCACAATGCTGTAAATAAAATTTGCGAACTTAACCGCGGAGTAATCGTTACAGTAGTAGCAACACATAATTGTGTATCTTGTAGAGGAGTTAAACATCAAGGCGCCTCAATGGTTACAACCAAAGCATCGGGTGTGTTTCTAGAAAACGACAATCAAGCACGTAAAGAATTCTTTGACTCAATTAAAATCAATAATGGAGGACACCAAATCTAAAGAAGAAATACTAGCTATTATAGATGCTGAATTGCAGGGTAATCTTATGATCTTGATTGACCCGAAACAAAAAGACAGTTTTTCCCAAATGCGAATTAACACTTGGAAAGATACTGTAAAAGAAAGATTATATTATCATTTAATAGAAAACAAACAATGACACCATTAGAAAAAAAACAAGAAGAGTTAATTAAAGTACTTTATGGACAAGTTATAGACTTATCTATGATGTCCAAAATTGAACTTGGAGATGACGTTGCTGCTGAAATTAGAAAATTAAGATACCAAATTGAAAATTTAAAAACCAATTATGTACCGTTTGTATCTGAAGTTGAGGAATTCAACGCAGTTATGGGAAAACCAAATAATTATAACCCGGTCATTCCCGACGAGAAGGAGTGGATGTTTGTCTATAATTTTATTTTGGAAGAACTCGAAGAATATAAGCATGCATGCGAAACAGGGAATATTGTTGAAGTTCTTGATGCTTTGTGTGACATTACCTATGTCTCGCTTGGCAATGGGGGTTGCTTACATGGTCTTAAGGATAAAGTATGGCCCGCGTATCAAGAAGTACAAGCATCAAATCTTAGTAAAGCTTGCATTAGTGAAGAAGAGGCACAAGAAACCGTTAGAGTACGCTCAGCAGAGCAAAAGGAACCATGTCACTATGAACAGGTTGGCAAATATTATATCGTCTATAGAACACGCGATAAAAAAGTAATGAAAAACGTAAATTACTTTAGACCAGATTTAAGCAAGTTCTTCAAATAAAATTAATAAAAGGTTATGTACCAATCAGTTTTCTATAACCGCCAACCAGGTGAAGACCAATGGCATTACTATCTCAGAGACGATAAAAAGGGAATCCACAAATTCACTTATTGGCCTACTGTCTATAAATTAGATGACGAGGGAGAATTTGAAACACTATTTGGTGAACGTTGTTCTCCCCTTCAAGGCAAGTACGATAGAAAAGATCCTACTATACTAGAAAAAGACATTGACCGTGAACTTGTAATCTTAAGAGATCTGTACTACGAAACAGATGACATGCCCTCATATCACAATACAGTTTATCTAGATATTGAGATTGAAATTCTAGGTGCACTTACACCACAAACAATTAAAGAAGCAAACGCTGAAGTTACAGCTATTGCTTTGATTGATACTACAACCAAAGAAAAAATATGTTTTATCTTAGATAAACAAGGTAAAATTGAGGAGCTAAATCAAGATGGTAAAGTAATTGTACCTTGCCCTGACGAAAATACTCTGTTACGTAAATTTTTATTGAAGTGGGAACAAATGGACCCTACAATTGTAGTAGGATATAACAGTGATTTCTTTGATATTCCGTATTTGTATTATAGAATTAAAAGACGTTTAGGAGATGAAGTATATCGTTTATCTCCTGTAGGTAAAGTTGAGGAAATACCATCCCAACCAAATTCCCCAATTCGTATTGGTTTAGTTAACAGTTTAGATTATATGCATTTGCTTCGCAAATATATGATGAAGGAAGAACCATCATATAAATTGGGAGATATAGGTTTAAAATATGCTAAACTAGGAAAAATAGAATACAACGGTAATTTAGATACTTTATTTAAAGAAGATCCAAATAAATTTATAGACTATAACATTCGAGACGTTGAAATTATAGAGGCTCTAGAGGAAAAACAGAAATTTATTGAGTTAACTGTTTTGATTTCCCATCTATGTCATACACCTTACGAATCAATTTACTATAACACCATATTAAATGAAGGTGCTATTTTAACGTATTTAAAGCGCAGGAATATAATTGCTCCAAACAAACCTACAACTACAAACCCATCCATTAGAGATTTAGAATTGGGAGATCACGTTGTAAATCAACGAGGTACCCCTACAGTTGAAGGTACTGTATATAGTTTTGAGGACAAACAAATCATAATCAAAACACTTTCAGGTAAATATATTACTCGTAATCCCAAAACAGTAAAGAAAAAAGATTCATATGCTGGAGGATATCTACTTGACCCTATACCTGGCTTGTATTCAGATGTAAGTGACCTTGACTTTACCTCATTGTACCCTTCAATTATCAAATCACTTAATTTGGGTGTTGAAACATTGATAGGTAGAATTGTTACAAAAGACAATTACGAGCAATACAATTCACTTGAGCAACTTAAACAACGAGACCCTGAGGAAAAAATACATATACAAAAACTCAACAAACATTCATATCAACTTAAAGATGCAACCATATCTATAGGTGCTTTAATTCGTTTAATTGAAGATAATAATTGGACAATTTCTGCTAGTGGAGCATTTTTTACCAACGATAAAAAGAGTATTGCTTGTACAGTATTAGAGGATTGGTTTGATCAAAGAGAACACTATAGAGCACTTAAGAAAACTGCAGGTAAACAAGAAGATTGGGCAAATTATAAATTATATGACTTGTACCAAATGGCATTTAAAATCTTACAAAATGCTTTATATGGTACATATGCAATTAATTCTTGGCGTTTTACAGATGGATTTAAAATATGTTCTGCCGCTATTACAAACAGCGGACAGAGACTTACGAAGGAATCTATTTCATTTGTAAACCAATACATTTCAGATCAACTTAAAATTGAACCAAAAACATTTGTAATTGCATCTGATACAGATTCCCTGTATATGGAATTAACTGATTTACTAAAGCATAGAAACCCAGATTTAAAATACGAAGATCGTAAAGAAAAAATCAACCGTTTACTTGTATTGACAGAGGAACTCCAAACAGTAGCTAACGATAATCTAAACAATATATCGCAGGATCTGTTCAATATGAATGGTAAACACCACTTTGTATTAAAGCAAGAGGTAATCGCTGAAAAAGCATATTGGTCGGGAAAACGCCGTTATGCAATGTATATTGTAAACAAAGAGGGTGTTGAAATCGAGGAACTAGAGATGAAGGGGCTAGACATTATGAAATCTAATTTCCCAGATTACTTTAGAAACTTTGGAGAAGAACTAATCAAAAACATCCTATTCTCTAAACCAAAAGAAGAAATAGACAAGGATGTAATGAATTTTAAAAATTCAATTCAAACTGTAGAGTGGAAAAAGCTATTGAAACCTACTGGACTTAAGAAAATAGGTGAATATACTGAACGTAAACCTGCCCCTGGTGAATTGTTTTCCAAATTAAAATTAAAATGCCCAGTCAATACAAAAGCAGCTATTATAACAAATGATATATTACGTTTTAAAGGTTTAACTAAAAAATATCCCGAATTTACAATTGGAGATAAGATGTATATAGCTATTTTAAAACCAAACCCATATCAAATTGAGGTAATTGGATTAAACGGATACAATGATGCCCCTGAAATACTAGAAATAGTAAACAAATACATTGACCGTGATGGGTTATTTGATAGTGTGATTAGAAACAAGCTTGAATCGCTTTATTCTGATATCGGTTGGCCATTAAATTTAAACCCATACCGTGCAAAATTTTTCAATTTTTCATAAAAAAGAGCGCAAGAAATTGCGCTCTTCCATGTTTTTTCAATATGTATCATCGGACAATAATACGAAATACATATGACAAAGATATATCTTGTAACAAACTGTTACGGAAACCCTAACAAGGTTTACATTGGAAAAACAAAAAATTGCAGATTCAAAAACCATCAGGAAAAATATGGGGAAAAAATTGAATATTCTTATATAGATGAAGTAGACTCCCTTTTATACACTGATTGGGAACCTTTAGAAAGCTATTGGATCGAACAGTTTAGACAATGGGGTTTTGAGGTAGTAAACAAAAGAAAAAAAGGAGGAAGTGGCCCTGAATTTCAAACAGAGGAAGCTAAAACAAAATTGAGTTTATCTTTAAAAGGGATAAAACACAAACCCCATAAAAAACACAAATCATGGAAATGGTCTTTCCCTAGTAAAAAGGGTCCGGAATATCATCTTTATGGAAAATCACAATCTCCTGAACATATCCTAAAACGAAGTAAAAAACGCCCTGAAGGAACAGGGGAAAAGATAAGCGAAAAATTAAAGGGGAAACAACACACACAAGAAGCAAAACAAAAAATATCTCAAAAAAATAGTGTTCCTATAATACAACTTGATAAAATGGGAAATTCTATAAAAGAATGGAATAGTATGGTTGAAGCTGGGAGGCAGTTAGGTTTAAATAGATGTGATATAAGTAATGCATGTAATCGAAGACAAAAAACTGCTGGTGGTTTTATTTGGAAATATAAAATCCTTTGAAATTTTAATTTTTTTTTTTATATATTTATCCCCAGAAACTAAAATAAAATAATATGGATAATTTCGATTTAAAACAATATTTAGCTGAAAATAAATTAAATGAAGGAGCTTTAATGGATGAATCTTCTTTAGAAAGAAAAATTCAACAATATGTGTCTCAAGTATCAGACCGTATTAATGAACTTGGTTCTTTAAACCCCCAACAATCTATAGATCAAATAAAAGATTTAGTAGCTTCAATAAAATATATTACTGACGAATTAGATTTTGATTTAGTATAGAAAAAATATTTAAATAAACTTTTATAGAAAAGCTTGTCTCCCGACAGGCTTTTTCTTATCTTTAACACATGGTAAATAAATTAGTTCTACAATCGGTTATAAACAAATACTACTTGGGCGAAAACGAATCTGTCAAGTGGAAAATCCACAATAAAACACTCACAATAGACTTTATGTCTGTAAACAAAGAGGTAATAGGTAAAATAGTATATGATGGTTTTGATGTAGAGGACAGTGAATTAGCTATCTTTGATACCAAAAAATTCCTTAACCTACTTTCCATCACATCAAATGACTTGATGTTTACTTTAGAAAAAGGTAGAAGTGTCTACACTAAAATGCATTTTGCAGACAATTCATTTAATTTAACTTATGCACTTGCCGATCCTTTATTGATTGGAAAAGTAGCTTCCGTTACAGAACCAGAATGGGATGCATGTTTGCCTTTAGAAAAAGAACACGTTGACAATTTAGTCAAAGCTAAAAACGCTTTAACAGGTATTGGTTCAATGACTATTTCTGTTGATAAAGATTTTAACGATGATGATATGTGTTTGTTCACATTTGGAGACGAGCAAGGCCACAACAACAAAATCACATACCAATTATATGGTAAAATCAAACAAGAAAAAGTTGAAATCCCATTTAACTCAGATATGTTTAGAAACATATTAAAGGAAAATAAAGATTTAGAGGAAGGATATATTTGGTTGAGTTATCAAGGTTTAATGAAACTTGAATTCAAATCAGAAAATATAGCAAGTACATATTATATGGTAAGACGTGAAGAGTCTGCTTTTTAACATATTTATAAACATGACACAAGAACAATTACGCATGCAAATGTTAGCTGGTATTATCACAGAGAGTCAATACAAAGCTATATTAAATGAAAGTAAATTTGAAATGGTAGGATCTGATACTGATGAACTTTTAGATGCTATTAATTTTATTAATGGAGGAAAAGAAAAATCCCCATTTAGAGATGTAGCTAGACTTAAACCTTTAGATACAACAGGCCATCAAATTTCAGATGGTAAATTTTCTATTGAAGTTGAACTTGTTCCAAGCGGTAAAGTTGGAGAAAAATTACCTAATGATAGTGAATATATTCAACAAATAAATTCATTTTTAGAAGAAAGAGGATATCAAAGCAAATTATATAAAACCAATTAAAATTTGGTTTTTTAATATTTTTATAAACAAAATAAAATGACACAAGAGCAACTCCGTATGCAAATGCTAGCCGGTATCATTACAGAGGGGCAATATAAACAGCTTTTAGAAGATGAAGCTATATTAAATCGTATCTTAGATAAAATATCCTCTAAAGGAATAGATAGTATATCCCCATATGAAAAAGAATACCTAGATGCATATGCCCAAGAAAAAGAATTACCTCCTGTTGAATTTTTAGACAACGGAACATTGAGGGATGCTTTTTTTGTTAGTGGAGATAAAGATCTTGAAGTAGATAAAGACATATTTATCGACTATATCCTTACCCAGAAAAATAAACTTAAAAAATTATGGAATAGTAGTGGGGGGGATTGGGATCAAGATCAAATAACCGACGATGATTTAAAACAAGCAGCAGATCTCTTTTACCAACAATACCCAAAACGTTATGATGGTTTTTTTGATGATTTTGCAAAACCAGAGTTACAATTTATTTATTGGAATTCACCAAGAGAAAATTTTGCTCAAAATATACTCATACTTTTTGATGAAAATATAGAAAATATGTGGTTAAATATATTTTTAGATGATTTAAA